AAACTTTATTTACTAGTAATGATCAAGCAAAGGCTAATATTAGAAATCTTTTATTAACAAGAAAAGGAGAACGATATAATCAACTTAATTTTGGAACTAATTTATTAAGTTTAGTATTTTTACCTAGTAATGATGAGTTAAAAGAACTTATATCTGCAGAAATTAGTGCAGCTTTAAATTTTTGGTTACCATATATAACGATTGATGAAGTTGATGTTGTTACTAATGAAGATGACCCTAATTTAGTTCATCACGTACAAATAACAGTAACGTTTTCTATATCTAGTTTTGAAACACGAGCAATAACAATAACAGCATCAGAAACAGGAGTAGTTGAGGTACAATAAATGAAAAATGCAAAAGACGTTTCATATTTAGGAAAAGATTATAATCAGTTTAGAAGAAACTTAATTGAATTTGCTAAACAATATTTTCCAGAAACATATACAGACTTTAATGAAGCATCTCCTGGATCATTGTTTTTAGAATTATCTGCATATGTTGGAGATGTATTGGCTTTTTATGCTGATAATAATTTAAAAGAATCTTTATTAGAACAAGCATCGGAGCGTGGTAATATTTTCGATATTGCTAAATCTTTAGGATATAAAGCTAAAAGCTCTGTTCCAGCACATGTTACGTTAGATGTATTCCAATTGGTTCCAGCAACCGGTACCGGAGATAATGTGCGTCCAGATTTTGATTATGCACTTTCAATTAAACCAGGAATGCAAATCAAACAAACCGGCGGTGATTCAATATTCAGAACTTTAGACACTGTGGATTTTGGATTTTCGTCTTCATTTGATACAACAGAAGTAACCATATATGAAACAAATGATTCTACTAAACTTCCTACTTATTATTTATTAAAAAAACAAATACAAGCAGTATCTGGAGAGGTTAAGACTCAAAGATTTACATTTAATAGTCCAATTGCATATGATAAAATAGTTTTACCAGATAACAATGTTATTGATATTATATCAGTAACTGAGTCAGATGGAGATGCTTGGACCGAAGTGCCATATTTGGCACAAGATACTGTGTTCGAAGAAGTTCCAAATTTACTAGAAAATGATCCTGATTTTATTCAGTATAGATCATCTGCTCCTAGTCTTCTAAAATTACGTAAAACATCAAAAAGATTTATTAGTAGACTGCGAAGTGATGATCGTTTAGAATTACAATTTGGCGCTGGCATTTCCGATAATAACGATGAAGAAATTGTTCCAAACCCGGATAACGTTGGTAACGGCATTGCTGGATTTAGAAAAAATATCGATATCGATATCGACCCATCTAATTTTTTATATACTAGAGCATATGGTCAAGCCCCCGCAAACACAACGTTAACTGTTACCTATACTGTTGGTAAAGGATTATCTGATAATGTAGCAGCAGGAACATTAAACAACGTTGAATTTGTTGAATTCGATGAAGATGTTAATAATACGAATAATATTGGAATAGTAAATTTTGTAAAAACAACTTTGGCTACAAATAATGAATTTCCTGCAATTGGAGCTAAACAAAAAGATTCATTACAAGATGTTAAAAATAATGCATTAGGTAATTTTGCAACTCAGAATCGATTAGTAACAAGAGAAGATTATATAATCAGATCATATTCAATGCCGGCAAAATTTGGTAGTGTAGCGAAAGCATATATTGTGCCAGACGATCAAATAGCACAACAAGATCTAATAGAAAAAAGAATAACTAATCCGTTAGCAATGAATTTATACGTTTTAGGATTTAATGCTTCTAAACAACTAACACCATTAAATGATGCAGTTAAGAACAATTTAAAAACATATTTAGGATATTATCGAATGTTAACGGATGCAATCAATATAAAAGATGCATTTGTTATTAACATGTCTTTGGATTTTGAAATTTCTGTATTATCAAATTATAATAGCAATGAAGTTTTATTAACATGTGTCAATGAATTAAAAACATATTTTGATGTTGATAAATGGCAAATTAATCAGCCAATTGTTAAATCTGTTGTACAAAATTTAATAGGAAATGTTTCTGGAGTGCAAAATGTAGTTAATGTATTTTTCAAAAATAAATTTGACTCAGCCTTAGGTTATTCAGGAAATGCATATGATTTAGCTTCTGCCACACGTAACGGTGTAATATATCCTTCTTTAGATCCTAGTATTTTCGAAGTTAAATTTCCTAGTCAAGATATACGAGGTAGAGTCGTAAGTTCTTAATATCTTTATATTTATACTAAAAGGTCAATAAAATGGGCGTAATACGAGATAATCGCACAAACATAGTTGCCGGCGGACTAATATCAGCAAGTTATGTTGCTGATGTGTATAATGTGTTAACTGCAAACGCAGTTGAAGATATAGTAGTATCTGGGTCGTTAGGTGTTAGTGGAAGTTTACATGCAACGTTAACTGGAACTGCAGATACTGCTTCATATGTACTTTCTGGTTCCGTTGATGGTATTACTAATTATGTTAGAAACAGTCAGACTTCTTCTATGACTGTAGCTACCGCGTCATATGTAACCGGATCGAATATTTTTGTAACATCAGCATCAATTGATAGATTAGATGTACAATCTGGAATTGTGTTCATTACAGGTTCGCTACCAACAACAGATCCTGGTAATCCTGGACAATTATGGAGAAGTGGTAGTCATTTAATGATTAGTACATAAGGTTAATTATGTTTAGAATATTTTATGCAGAAAGTGATGCTACGATGTATGAGGCTAAAAGTCTTGTAAATTCTAATACTGGCATCGATGAAATTCTTCAAGTTGGTAAACAATTAGACACTGACGGTGAAACATTGGTAAAAAGCAGATTTGTCGTTAAATTTGATATATCTGAAATTACCGATACTCTTACTAAATATTCTGCAGATTTAAGTTCTTGCAAATTCATGTTACAATTATATACTACTCATGCAAAAAATTTACCAGCTGAATATACGTTAGATGCAAAGTTAATGGGGCAACCATGGACTAATGGAACGGGGTTTGAAAATGATTCAACTGCTACTACCGACGGTATAGCTTGGGCAACTCCTCATGTATCATGGTCATATACTCCATCAGGATCATCCACTACGTTATCTGGATCATCTTGGATATCTAGTAGTCAACAAATTAATACCGGTGCACCTAGTTTATATGTATCTGGATCTGGTAGTGGTGGTAGTTGGCTGTATCAATCAGGAAGTGGATTCTTCAATACTTCTTCTTTTGACTCTGTATATTTTTATCAGCCAGGTTTAGATACCAATGAAAAATTTGGCTTACAACCTACGGATATTAACATGGATGTTACTGAAGCAGTAAAAACATGGATATCAGGTAGTGGTGGTGTTAGTGTTGATAATAATGGATTTTTAATTAAGTTTTCTGATGCAGATGAAGCCGATGGAACTAAAACAGGAACTATTAGATTTTTTAGTCGAGATACTCATACTATATATGTGCCTAGAATAACTATGTACTGGGATAACAGCACTTTTACAACAGGATCGTTATCGCCGGTAGATCTAGAGTCATATTTAACTTATAGCAAAACAAAACCAACGTATAAAGATATAGAAATTACAAAAATTAGAATCTTTGCTCGAGATAAATTTCCAAAAAAATCTCATAATAATCTATATCCATTTGAAACAATAAAATATTTACCTAGCACTACATGTTATGCAATACGGGATGCAGATACAAATGAATACATAATTCCGTTTGATAATATTTATAATAAAGTAAGTTGTGATAGCACAAGTAATTTTATCCACGTAGACATGAATAGTTTTATGCCAGAAAGATATTATCGCATAGAACTAAAAGTAGTAGATGGATTTACTGAGGAATATATCGACGACGAAATTTATTTTAAAGTAGTTAGATAATGGCAATAGACAAAAATAACCAATCAGATCCTGTTGATCAACGAGCTCAAGCAAAATATCAAGAACAAGGTATCACTAGAATATCAAACAATGATTCCGTTGTTAAACGAGATTCTGCTGGTAATATTGAACTACAGGAAAGTAAAAAAAATCCATTATTAATAATAGAGCCGATATATAAAAAAATATTAAATAGTTCAGTTGTCAAAGTTTTAGACACGCAATTTAATTATTTTAAATTTCCAGTACGTATTGCTGGAGAGTCATTAGATTTAAATTTAGATGTAGATTTAAGTATATCTGAAGGTGAGGATGGTGGTGTTAACTTAACTATACCAGTACCATTTGATGCACAAAATCAACCACAAAATTTTCAAAGAATTAACGGTGTTGGTCCTAATACTTGGTTTCGTAACGATGAACAAGATCCGGGAGGATTTAGAGAACTTGCATTTACTGGTGGAACGCAACCTAGAAATAATGCTTATACTGTAACAGACACAATATTAGATTCACTCAGACAACAAAACAAAACTCTACGTTTTCGTGTTCAAACACAATACAGAACAGGCGCGATTGTTCCTGGTAGTATTACCAATGACAATCCTAATGGTTTACCTTTAAGAACTGAATTTAGATTGCGGTTGAATCGTACTAATCCTAAAATATATCATCCGTTTAAAACTATAGAATTAGTAACAGAACAAAATGTACAGGGCGAAACTGAAAATGAGAATAATCCAAATGGATTTAGCAATAATGCATATCCGTTTTTTACGATGACGTATATTGTAGATATAAAAGATACCCAGCCAGGAGATATTTATACATTTACTACGGTTTCTAGTAATGCAGAGAGTTTTATTTTAGCTCAAAATTGTTATTGGGACATTGATATAGTTGATATACCAACTACCCCAGGTATATATGGTGCTAGTGATATTAACGATATCGGCAATGCTGGGGTGTATGCTTTTAGTGCAAATACATTATTAAGAGATGGACAATTTAATACTAAAGCAAAACGTTCGTTAACTACTAATCAGGAAATACAATTATTTACATAACATGTTAGATCAATATAAAAATATCGAACAATTAAGAACCGCAGGAAAATCATTTTCAGCAGAACGATTACCAGCGTCTAAAACACAATTGTTTTCAGTTTATTCTAATCAAACATATGTTCCTAATACTAATATTCTAGATAATAATATTGAATTTCATATATATTCAGATACTAGCTATGTTACCGGTAAACATAAAATTGAATTTCTAGATACTGTTCCAGAATTTAGAGATAAAATTACAAATCGTAACATTCAAATTAATGCTGGTATAGGAATTGATTTATATAAACAATTTGAAGATTTACAAATTACTGCTGGTAATTACAATATTGTTTTAAACTTTTTTAAAAATCTAATAGGTAATTTTGATAGGCAACATTTACGTATAGATGAAATTTCTCCTGACAGAAAAGAAATTCGTTTAAGAGCAATTGATGACAAAGATTTAGAATTTATAGATCAAATAACTAATTATATACAAACTGTTAATCAAACAATTAATGATGGATTACACCGAACGTATTTGTTAAATTTTAGTCGAAATCAATGTGTACAATTTATTAACAGTGTAGTCGTCGGAGAATATTTATACGTTAAACTACAAGATCCATTACCAAAACAATTCAAAGAAGATTTTAAATGTTGGGTAGTTGAAGAATTAAAACCGGCATATTTAGATCGAGTTAATATATTAGCAGCAGGTGTTGATAGAACATTTAATCAGTTGTCTAATCCAAATTGGCAAGCAAACTTTTCATATAATACATCAACGGAAACAGATTTAAAAAGTTGGAATGATTTATTAGGTTCGTCAGTACAAACTTCTCAACAGTTAATTGATCATTATTTTTCAGGTAGTTTGTCTGGAATGAAACTAAATATAAATTATTCTGATTTTAATAATTTTATATTTTATAGTTCAGCTACAGAACGATTAGAAAATTTTAGACATAAATTAAAGTTAATAGAATTTTATACTTCTAGAAGTATAGAAGTATCTGGTATATCGGGTAGTGTTGCTACAACTAATCAAGCTGATTTCAATACTTTAAAAAATAATCTGATTGGAGGATTTGATAATTTTGAAAAATATTTGTATTACGAATCAGGATCTATAAATTTAACAACACATGATATTCCTGTAATCGATGCCACAGTACCTCAAGTAACTGGTAGTTATATACAACCTGTTCCGAAAACTAATTCAACTAAACCATATGCATTAACATCTATAACTAGTAGTGAATTTAAAACATGGTATAATTCTTTATACGATACTGCAACCACATATGATCAATTAAATGTAAATTCATTAGCATCCTCAGTTCCAAGTTATCTTGCATTGGATGATAAATATAATGAAGTAACTACATTTATTAACATGTTAGCTCAACATTTTGATATATTGTACACATATATTAGTAACATGACTCGAATTAATAATCGAGAGGAAAATCCTAAATTAGGAATGCCAAATGAATTATTATATTCTGTTGCTAAACAATTTGGATGGAATTTAACAAATGGTAATCAATATAAAGATTTATGGGAATATGCTTTAGGCGTAAATGAATCTGGAATACCTATTACTGGATCTAATTCGGTAGGCGATCCTTCAGTATCTGGTGAAAATATGACATATACTGTATGGAGACGTATTGTTAATAATTTACCTTTATTGTTAAAATCTAAAGGAACGAAGCGCAGTATACAAGCATTGATGTCATGTTATGGAATACCACAATCATTTATATCAATTAATGAATATGGTGGACCTAGACTAGAACGACCTCCAATATATGAAAAATTGAATTTTGATTATGCATTAGATTTAATCGGTAATACTGCAGGTACTGTTACTGTTAATTATTCACAATCAATTAACACTGTACAATTAAGATTTAGAACAGATGATGTTATAAAAACTCCTACGATGCCTAGCACAATGAATTTATTTACTATAGGCAGTAATACAGTAACATTAGATTATACAAGTGGTACGTTAGGTACAGTACAAATTAACGGTACTGGTAGTGGAAATATTGAATTGTTTGATGGCGGATATTTAACTACTATGTTGCGTACAGATGGTAATAAATTAGAATGCGTAACTAAAAAATCTAAACATGGTAAAATCGTTGCAGCCGTGTCTTCTTCAGCAACTGCTTCGTTTGATTTTCAAAGTACTTTAACTTTAGGTGGTACTACGGGAGGTAGCAGATTGCAAGGACAACTTCAAGAATTAAGATTTTGGAGTTCGAGTCTGGGCGATTCGGCATTTAATAATCATGTATCTGCTCCTGCAGCATATGATGGAAACGTAGATGCGTATGATGAGTTAGTTTTTCGATTGCCATTAACACAGAAAATTAATCATGCTACAACAAGTAGTTTAATTGGAGTAGAACCTAATAATTCGGGTATATCTGCTTCATTTGCTAGTTGGACTAACAATACGCCATATGATTCAATTGAAGAAATGTATTATTATGATGCTATTTCGTTAGGCGCTGGAACATTTGATGACAATAAAATACGTTTAGAAAACAATGAATTAATAGGTAATTTAGACGTTAAAACTAGAGCGGAGCGTAGTCAATTTGATAAAGCTCCATTAGACAGTAAAAAACTAGGAGTGTATTTTTCTCCACAGACAATGATTGACGAAGATATCATTGCACAACTAGGATTTACTAGTTTAGATGATTTAATTGGAGATCCAAGTGATACTGACAAAAAAGCATATCCAGATTTAATACAACGTGCTACAGAGTATTGGAAAAAATATTCAGATAAAAATGATATTAATGCGTATATCAATATGTTTACATTATTTGATTTATCATTTTTTAAACAATTAGATCAATTAATACCTGCACGAACTGATAATTTAACAGGATTATTAGTGCAACCTAACATATTAGAGCGTAGTAAAGATTCAATATTACCAACAATAGAAAGATTTGCAGAAAATTATTCTGCAAGTTTACAAGATATGGCTCCTACTGCTTCTGCAGATTCATTACAATTTACTGGTAGTCTTGCTAATAAAGTTGTAACGTTAACTGGGGAAGATGATGATCAAATACAAGCGTATTTAACTGCGTCTGTTACAGAAAAATATGGAGGCACTACATATTCATATGATTATTTAATTAGATCTGGAAGCACATATATAACTGCATCTAGTCCAATTTGGAGAAGCGAAGGAGTATTACCAGTAATTATTTCTTCAAGTTTATCAGAATTTAAACAAGTATTAAATATTGTATCTTCTACATATGGAGGGTATTCATATGGCGCTGGAGGATATGTAACAAGCGGATCGTTACAATTGGCTCAAGTACAAGATTATTTACCAACAGGTATTAACAATCAAAAATATGCTGGTTCAAAACTTACTAGTGCAGATTTTAATATAGCATCAAGACAAACAGTAGATGGAGGAGCTCCTGTAGAAGTTCGTAAAGCTAATCCAAATCAATTAATATATCAACAACAAACAAATGATGCTGGAAGTTTTAGATTAACTTAACATCAAAAATAACATTAGTAATATTTATATAAAATTAAGGTAAAACAATATGGGATATTTAAATAATTCAACAGTAACCGTCGACGCAATATTAACTCTAAAAGGACGTGAGTTATTAGCAAAAGGAAGTGATGCGTTCAATGTTACTCAATTTGCAGTTGGAGATGATGAAGTAGATTATTCATTATGGAATCCAGATCATCCATTAGGTACGAATTTTTATGGCACTATTATAGAAAATATGCCTATAACAGAAGCAATACCAGATGAAACTCAAGCATTAAAATATAAACTTGTTACACTTCCTAAACAAACAACTAATATGCCTGTTGTTTCAGTTGGTAACAGTTCTATTACTTTGTCAGGCGGAGAAAGCACTATTATATCTCCTAATACTACTAATATTAAAGGAGGTAATGCTAATTTAGGATATACGTTTATATTAGGTAATTCTTCGATTGCTAGATTAGACGTGCAACGACCCTTACAAAATTCGGCACTTCCAACTACACCTAGATTTATTGGAGACAATGAAGATGCACAAACATTTGCAGTAACAGGATTTAGTGTAAGAGTTGTAGCAAAAGATTTATTACAACGTGATGAAAATACTACAATAACTATTATTGGAAATGAAACTGGAGGTAGTGTAACTGTTAATTTAACCGTTAAAAAAATTACAGCATCGCAAGCTTTATCAGCGTCGTAAAAAAAGATGAATATGAAAACAATTGAACAATTAAAACAACAACAACGTTTAGGAGTAGTTCCACCAAGGCGAAATAGAAGTCAAGCCCCTGCGGCAAGTTCTGCCAGAGAAGTACCACAAATTGCAACTATTTCTTCTGCAGCTGAGACTAATCGACTTAATGCAGATATCGAAAAATTAGCTCAAGCTCGTGCTAGAGAAATTATTGCTGAACAACAACAAGCACAAATTCTTGCTAGAAATGGTAGAACATTTACAAAATTTGATGCAGTTAATGATATTGTAGACAATCAAACAGAAACTGTAACTGCAGGGTTATGGACTGGAAATGTAGCAAGTTTAACTACTTATTTTACTAGTTCGACACAAACGACGTCACAACGCAGATATTATGCTGACGTGTTTAATGGTAATCCTACTTCTACTGATTCAGAATGTCAATTTTCAGTAGCATTTGGTCATGCATTAGGAAGTGGATCTGATTCACAAGGTCAACTCAATGATTCGCCATCTAAAGCAATTTACAGTCAATACCGACAATTATTATTAAACCCAACTGATACAAGATTTACCACTGCCGGATCCGGAAGCACTGATTATATATATGTTGTTAATTTTAAACGTAACAGATTAAAAGAACGTTTAGACGCAGGTAATTTTGAACTTCCTTTAAGGTTTATGTCTGCTTCATTAGACAGTAACGCAACAGGTAGCAATGTTAATGTAAGTAGTAGTTATGTTGTTTCATTAATTGATGATTCTTCTTTAAATGCAAATGGCACAGTAGGAGATTCAGGACGTATATATAATATTGTGTCTGGATCAATTAATAGTGGAGTGCATAATTCTACGGCTCCTATATATTATGGATTGGCATATCCAGATTATGGAACCTTAGTATTAGACGGAAAAATGTTAGATCAGCAACTTAATTTTCAAACTAATACAGGATCTAGTTCAGAAGGTAATAATCATTTCCGATTGTTTCATTCTGTATCGGGGTCTGCAGGTATAACAAATTCAGCTACGGGTGATCCATATGGATTCTTAGCACGTAATTCTGAAAAAATTACTAGTACACATTATTTTGTAAGAATTAAAAATGCTGAATATAATTTTTCAAATAATCCTTCTTATACAACAGGAAGTGTTGGTGAATTAACGCAGACCACATTTGTAGGAGATCCAAAAGCTTATATAACAACAGTTGGATTATACAATGATTCACAAGAATTATTAGCAGTTGCTAAACTATCAAAACCATTATTAAAATCATTTCAGCGAGAAGCATTGATTCGAGTTAAATTAGATTTTTAATTAAACCATAAGATTTAAGCCCCGATATATTTATTATAAATGTCTAGGGGCTTTTTACTATCATGGCACAATTAAAAAAACAAAACGAAGAAAATCCATATAAAGAAGCATATCCAACCGTTTTTAAAAAAATTGATCAGTCGGATATAAAAGTTAATCCGTTTCAAGCAAATAAAACGTTTCGATTTCTTTCCGGTAGCTCTACAAGTAGTGCATTGCCTTTACAAGGTATATATTCCGATGTTAATATTCTTCCAGCATTAGGATCAGAATTAATATTCAATGATGCTTCTAATATTGATGGCAGCTTACAAAGTGTTACATATTTTTCAATTAATCATTTGTATTATAAACGTAAAACGGAACCAGCAAATACATTCGGTCCAACAGACTTAAATCGAACAAAAAAATTCTTATATGAAACTGCTTCTGTTTTTTCTATACCACAAAATAAAGTAGGAGAAGGAATAAAGCCAGCATCTTTTACATTTACTAGTAGTGTTTCTGGATCATATCACTCTGATAGATATGGAAATATTTTAGATTCTGGAATAGATAGTTCATCTATTATCAGCGATGTTAAATTTTATGAAGGATTCAATGAATATTTTGACGTTAATAGAATTAAATACGAAACAGTAGGTGTGACATATACTGAAGGTATTCCGACTTCTAATGGTAGACAATTACCAATTGGATTATCTGCAAAATTTAGTGGTGCAGGGTATATTGAGTCTGAATTAGACGGTGAATATAATCGTGATTCTAATTTTGCAATATCAATGTTTATCAGCGGAACAAATAGTGGAACTTCTGATCAATTGATAATAACAAAAGCTACAAGTTCTAAAACTTCACAATATCCATTCAGAATGGAATTAAGTGGTAGTAATCAAATTAAATTTAGTGCACAAGGATCTCCAACATTTCGATCTATGATTACTTCTTCTGCAGACGTATCTAGTTCATGGACTCACGTCGTTTGTCAAAAATCAGGAAGTAATTTGCAAATGTATATAAATGGTATTTTACACGCTTCGCAATCAAATGTTTTGTTACAAGACATACAAGCTCCGTTAAGTGCTAGCTCTAGAATAGACAATTTACAAAATTTATCAATAGGTGGATTTGGTACTTCTAACATGAATTTGCAAGGGCAATTAGATGAAGTTAGAATATATAATAAAGCATTAACTTCTACGGAAATTGGATATCTTAAAGATCGTACGGAAGGCGGAACTGCTTTACAAACTAATGTTGTTGGCAATGTATTTGCAAAACAAGGAATCGTTGTGTTTTCTTCGCCAGATTATCGTATGGATGACTTATTGAATACTCCGTATACCGCATCATATAAAAGCACAGTAACTATACACGAATTGAGTGCTGTTACAAGATTAGATGCTGGAGATTTTAATATGTCTATGAATGTTACGTTGACTCGAGATAATAATCAAACATATCGTGGTTTTGTTTCTGGTAGTGATTTTTCTCCTTATATAACTACAATTGGGTTGTATAACGAAGCAGGTCAATTATTAGCAATGGGTAAATTAGCACAGCCAATTAAAAAGCGTAATGATGTTGATATGAATTTTTTAATACGTTTAGATTTAGATAAAAATATAATAAAATGATACGTCTTAAAAACATATTAACTGAATTACAAGACAAAGAAATATCTACTCTTCTAGACAAAATAAACAATAAACAATTTCGTTTTTTTGATCAAGGAGATAATGGCCGCGTTTATGAAATTGACGATGAAGATAAACTTTTTAAAATAACTACGGAGTCAGAGGAATTTGAAGTTGCATCGGTAATAGTTGGACGTAAAGGGGAGTTTGATGCGTTTATCCCGATTTATTATGTTAACGAGAAAAAACTATTATACATAATGGCAAAAGCAAATTCGTTATCAAGAAATGATCGTCAAAACATAGAACAATTTTTGCAAGGATATAAATCATATGCCCGAGAAATGGGAGGAGAAGTTTCTATATTCGATTATTTAGATAATGACGGCGCAAGGGATTTAGATCAAGAAGTAGTTTCATTTTTACGGTCTTTACAAATAGAGATTGGTAAAATGGGTATCGCAGATTTAGAATTAAATTTAGATTTTAAAACAGATAACGTTATGCGATATCAGGGACGTTTAGTATTAATAGATTGGTAAAAAAGTTATATATGAAAAAGAATCATTGGCATACTGCGGGTAGTAAAAAACGACAAGCAGCTTATAAATACGGTTATAAATCAGGATTAGAATTAACTGTAGCGGAACAAATAAAATCAAATAATTATGATGTAAATTATGAAACTGAAATTATTCATTATGTAGTTCCAGAATCAAAACACAAATATACACCAGATTTTGTGTTCACAAAAAAGAATGGAGAATTAATGTATATTGAAACAAAAGGACGTTGGACTGCAACTGATCGTAAAAAAATGAAACATGTATTGCAGTGTAATCCTGGTATAGATTTGCGTATAGTATTTCAAAATCCTAATCAAAAAATATCAAAAGCTAGCAAAACAACATATGAAGTATATGCAAATAAACTAGGTATTAGTAAAGTAGCAAAAAAAGAAATACCAACGGAATGGATGGCGGAATGTTTAAAGCCAGGCGAAAAAGCACAAGATCCGAAACGTTTTTTTGTATAAGGTTTGATTTGTGAAAAAAAAATAATATATTCATTAAAATGATGTTAATTATTTAAAATGATTGATTCAGACTTGAATCGATCGTTAGACCATATATGTAATGTATGTGTCTGACTATAATTAATAATATTATATAATATAATTGGATATATTACAGTTATTTTCTATTATATAATATATGCAAAATCTTAAGTTATTACAGTTATTAGAA